AGGTGGCGGTGGCACAACACAAACGGGGTATTGGGACATGACTAATTCGTGGAATGGTGGCAGTACGTGGGTACCAGCAGCACCTAATGTTCAAGTTAGTCAAAATTATGGTGGCAATACCGCCCATGCTATTAGTTACAGCTACGAAGACGCAACACCACATGATATGCTTTACCGCAATCTTGTAGGTAGATTTCAAAGAGGGCAAGGAGGGACAAACTACTAATGTTATTATCATTCTTAGGACCAGTATTAAACTTAGTTGGTGCACCAATAAAATCTTACATGGAAGAACGCACAACTAAAATTAAATCAAAAGCAAAAATAAGCGAAGCAAAAGTAGATGCAGAAATAAAACGTATTGCAAAAACAGCCGACTCAGAAGTAAACTATGATGTAGAGGCATTGAAACAACAACAATATAGCTGGAAAGATGAGTTTGCATTACTTGTAATAACCTTACCATTTATCGGCTCGTTTCTTCCTTGGACACAAGAGTACGTTATGCTTGGTTGGGGCTATGTATCCAAAGCACCAGAGTGGTACAGCTACACATTTATCGGTGCAATATCCGCATCGCTCGGCATTCGTTGGGCTACTAAAATGTTAGGTAAGAAATGATTGTAGATGGATTCCGTAAGTCTGAACTGGTAGACTCGTTGATAGACCATGAAGGGCTGGTACTTCACCAATATGTAGACAGCGAAGGTTATGCAACAATTGGTATAGGTAGATTGATTGATCCTGAAAAAGGTGGCAAGATTACAAAAGACGAAGCCATTTACTTACTACACAACGACATAGATGAATGTTCTGCAAGTTTAGACAACAGTTTATCTTGGTGGAGATCTAAACCAGCAAAAATACAAATGGCATTGATGCACATGAGATTTCAGTTAGGTATGACTGGGGTGCTTAAATTTAAAAAAACTTTAGCGTTAATACAGGAAGATCGTTTTAAAGATGCCGCTGTAGAAGCAAGAGATTCTCGGTGGGCAAAACAAACAGCTAGACGAGCTAAATATGTAACGGGATTAATAGAAGATGCTTAATTTTGAAGAGTTAGACCATGAGTTTATGACTGAAGGTAATCCTGATGCAGAAGCAGAAAAGATGGCAGGGTTAATTAAACAGAATTTAACACCAGAAGAGCAGGAAAGATTAAAAGAAATGATGCCAATACTAGAAGAGTACAATATGTTGATGGTAAAGGTACAAACTGGAAATACGGTAGAGGAGCTAGATAATTTGGGTGCTTTAGAGGCCCTAGGAGTGCCTAGTAGAGAAGAGTTAGGTACTGACACACCCCAAGAAGGTCAAATGCAACAGAGACCCCCTCCACAGGCCGCACAAGAGCAAGTGCCTCAAAATGCCCCTGAAATGCCTCAAGAAATGCCTACAATGGCACTTGGAGGTGTACCACCTGTTATTCAAGAAAATGTGGAGCCTACGGGCAACCCCGGAGACGTAGCAGCTGGACCAGTTGGTCTAGTAAATGATCCCGGAGCAGACAATTCCGGAGTAGGTGATGATGTGCCGGCAAAAAGCGATGGATTTGTAATAAACGCTGCAGCAGTAAAACATGCAGGTTTAAAAGATGTAAATGAAATGATACAGTCTGCAAAAGAATATGCAGAACAAAAAGGAATAAAATTAAACTTTGGCAAAACTCCTACAGGTGCAGAAGATATACTTGTATCAAACGGAGAGGTCGTTGTACCAGATGCGTTAGCAAACATAATTGGGTACGATAAGTTAGAAAAAATTAATAACCGTGGTAAAAAGGAAACAGAAGAGAAACTAGCAGCACAAGAAGAGGGAGCCTCTCCAGAAGGACCCCCAACAGAAACAGCTGCTTTACCACCGGTATTACAAGACCAAATGGCTGGTCTTACATAGAGTTTTAACCTCCGGGTTAAATAGAGCGTAGGCTACCCGTTTCTTCAACGGCCCCTACATACAACAACCGAAGTGGCTACCCTAGAGAAGGCCCCACATGAAGGAAAACAAAAATGGCGAAAGAATTGAAGACTACAAATAAGCCCGATGCTCCTATTGACGATGACAACAGGGAGAATATGTACAAAGGTGCTTATAGAGACGATGTATATGAAGATGATATAAAAACTCCAGAAGAAGTTGGCACCGTAGAGGCTACCCAACAAAACTCTGAAGGTTTTATGGATGCAAATAATGCAAGTGCTGTTCCTAACAATGAAGAGGTACAAACAGAAAAACAAGAACATGATTATAAGAAAAGATATGATGACTTAAAAACGTACTACGATCAGAAACTAAATGATTGGAAGCAAGAAAAAGAAACTCTTTCTGCCCAAGCTAATGTAGCTGAAAAAGTACAACAAGAACAAGCATATGCTCCTCCTAAAACTAAGGAAGAACTAGCTCAATTTAAGGAAAAATATCCAGATGTATATCAAGTTGTTGAAACTATCTCCCATGAAATGGCTGACCAAAAAACTGCTGAACTTAAAGCTAAAATTAACGAGCTTACTGAAAAAGAACAGAAGTTAATTGTACAGTCTGCATTTAAGCAGCTAAATTCAGTACACCCTGATTTTAATGAAATCAAGGCTACTCCTGAATTTTTAGCATGGCTTGAGGAACAACCTGCCACTATAGCAGATGGTATTCGTAAAAACAATACTGACGCTAAATGGGCAATTCGCACTGTTGACTTATACAAAGCGGATGTGGGTATTTCGTCAAACAAAACTAGAGCGGTCTCAAATCGTAAATTGGATGCAGCTCAGGCGGTATTAAAAACTAAAACTAATCCTGCGAGGTCAGCCTCCGGGAATACAAAAGTTTGGAATATGTCTGAGATTCAAAGTATGAAACCTTGGGACTTTGAGAAATATGAAGCTGATATTGATGCTGCCATGCGAGATGGTAGAGTCAACCACTCAGCATAACTTTATAAGGATAACTTAATATGGCTACAATGGGATCAGCAGCCGGCTACCAGAATTTACCTTCTGGAAACTGGGCACCTGCTATTTACAGTCAAAAAGTTCTTAAATATTTCCGTAGAGCATCGGTTGCTGAAGCAATTACAAATACCGACTATACTGGAGAAATTGAGAATTACGGTGATACTGTAAACATACTAAAAGAACCAACAGTTACTGTGGCTTCTTATGGTCGTGGACAAACTATAGACACACAATTACTTGCAGATGATCAAATTACACTAACAGTGGATCAAGGCAATTACTTTGCGTTTAAAGTTGACGACATAGAAGAAAGACAATCACATGTAAACTTTGAAGCTCTTGCAACATCTTCAGGTGCTTATGCTCTGAAGAAATCATACGACTTTAACGTACTAAATGCAATCAACGATGGTGCTGCTACTATAGATGGCACATTAGGTGTTGCAGGTACTGCTATATCTGGTAATACAGGTGACGAAATAGCAAACTACATTAGTACAGCAGCTCGTGTATTAGATGACAATGACGTTCCGGGTGAAAACCGTTGGCTTTGTGCCAGCCCTCAGTTCTATGAACTATTAAGACAGGCTGACTCAAAAATAATGGATGCATCTGTAACAGGTGGGCCATCTAATTTGTTTAACGGTCAAGTAACAGATAGAAAGATACATGGTTTTACTCTGTATCAAACTAATGTTATGACAGTTGGATCTGTAGGATCAGATGCAGCAAATACATTTGGACCTTCAGGAACATCAGGTGAAGCTGATGTCTTGTTTGGACATATGTCTGCAGTAGCTACTGCTTCACATATTGCTAAAACAGAAGTAATACGTGATCCAGATAGTTTCTCTGACATAGTTCGTGGTTTACACGTATTTGGTCGTAAAGTACTTCGTGGCTCAGGTGATGGCTACAAAGGTGTATTCACTGGTGTAGTGGATTTAAATACATAAATTAGAAAGGATTAATATAAAATGGGTACATTAAATGTAACCGGTGCCGGTGGCACAACAGGTCATCCTTCTAATGGAAGGGTACCTTATTTAGTTGAGAATACTATTGATTTATCTCAACTTAGAGCTGGCACTGGGCCAGACAATGCAGACGTTTTACAAGTACTAGACATACCTGCAGAGACTTTAATTATGGAAGCTGGAATAGAAGTGATAACTGCACTTTCTAGTTCTGCTACTATGGATATGGGTATTACCGGTGGAGACGTTGACATTTATGTTGACGGTGACGGTAACGCAACAGGCTATGGTGCATTAACTGCAACTGCTAGACATATAGCAGCAGCTGCAGACACTTTAGACATACTTATCGGTGGTGCAGATTCATCTGCTGGTAAAATTAGAGTGTTTGCTGTTATGTGTGATGTTTCAGGAGTTTCTGAAACTGACACAAATACTGATGCTCAACACGATACTGCAAGTTAACACTAAAGAATTTTGGGGGAGGGGTTATTCTTCTCCCTCAATTTAACTAAAGGCAAATTCATGGCAACAATAGATTTAAGATCTACACAAAAGATATATAAGCCTAAAACAGCTGTAGACAATAGAATAGAAGAAATGGAAATTCGTATGAAATCCATTACACAAATATTAAATACAATCTTAAAAAAATTGGACATCTAATGGTTAAAAAAGGTTTATATGCTAACATTAACGCAAAGAAAAAAGCTGGGACAAGTAACACAAAAAAAAAATCTACTATCTCAACAAAAGCTTACAAGAACATGCAAGCAGGATTTCCAAACTCTGCAAAGAACAAAGCTAAAAGAGCTAGAGGATAGCTAGTGGCTAGATCTCCAGCATGGCAAAGAAAAGAAGGCAAATCCAAATCGGGGGGATTAAACAAAAAAGGAGTGGCTTCCTACAGAAAAGCTAATCCCGGATCAAAATTAAAAACTGCTGTAACGACCAAGCCATCCAAATTAAAAAAAGGATCAAAGGCAGCAAATAGAAGAAAGAGTTTTTGTGCTAGAATGAGTGGAATGAAAAAGAAACTAACCGGTGCAAAAAAGAAAAACGATCCTAAATCAAGAATTAATAAAGCATTAAAAAAGTGGAATTGTTAAATGAAGGGCGTAAAACATTATACTAAACAGGGTAAAGTTCACAAAGGGACTACGCATAAAATGCCTAATGGAACATTACATTCCGGTAAGACACACAGCAAAAGTAGTAAAAGATTATACCACTATAAAGAGCTTACTAAAACTGCACAAACTGTAGCAAAAAAACAATAGGGATAGAATAGTGGCAACAACATATCTAGTATTAGTAAATAACGTGTTAAATGAATTGAATGAATCAGAATTAACAGCTTCTAATTTTTCTAGTAGCAGAGGAATACAAACTGCAGTAAAAAGTTTTGTACTAAAAGCTATGCATGAAACGTATAATGCCCTGTCTGAAATTCCAGATTTATATATATCTACATCACAAACAACAAATGCTGGACAAAGAACCTATGCCTTACCTTCTGCCGCTTCTCCTCAAAGCACAGATTTAGCTTATAGAAAAATGGATTGGGACACTTTTAGACTTGTACCAAAAGAGATAGTAACAAACGGTGAGTTTACATCAGCTATTTCTAGCTGGACAACCTCTTCAGGTACCCCTGCTTACAACTCTGGAGGAAATGGTAGATTAAGACTCAATGCAGCAGCAGCACATCAATCTCTATCTACAGTAAAAAATAAACAATACAAAATACAAGTTCGTCTATTTGATTCTTCTTCAGCAGGTACAAATTTAAAAGTGCAGGTAGGAACTTCTGCTGCAGACACAACAAATTTAAACGAAACAATATCCGTATCAAATTTTGGTGAAGGAAAAGTGCTAGACACTGTTTTCACAGCAAGTGCATCTACTACATTTATAACTCTAGACAATGATGCTTCTAACAATTTAGATGTAGACTACGTAAGAATTTCAGAAAATATATCTGTAAAAAAATTAAAGTATATAACTTATGATGACTGGAATAAAAGATTTTTAGAAAGAGATTTAACAAACTCCAAATCTTCTCAAGGTTCTCCAGAATGCGTGTACCGCACACAGAATAAAGAGTTTGGCCTATCTCCTGTACCAGATCAAAGTAACTATTCTATAGAGTACGAATATTGGAAAGTACACACTGATCTCTCTGCACATGGAGATACTATAGATTTAGATGATAGATTTAAAGATGTAATTACTACAAGAGCTAAATACTATGCTTACATATTGCGATCTGATCCTCAAGCTGCTCAAATGGCTTACGAAGAATACAAAAACCAAATGCAAATTATACGATCAGAGTACATTAACAGTAGAGTCTACATGACAGATACAAGGGTACATTAATGCCAGATACTTCTTATCAAAAACCATTTACCGCCAGTTGTGCAGGGGGACTTGTACTTAATAAAGACGTATTTACCATGCAACCGGGTGAAGCGTTACAACTGTCTAACTTTGAACCAGACATAACAGGAGGTTACAGAAGACTAAACGGAACTACAAAATACAACACAAACATTGTTCCTCAAGTAGCAAATGCTGATGAGAGAGTCTTAATGTCTGTAATATTTAATGATATTATAGTTGCAGCAAGAGGAGGAACAGTATATACTGGAACAACAAGTGGTAGTTGGACAAGTAGAGCTACAAGTAAAGGTTCAACCTTCACTTATGATTTTGATAAATATAACTACAACGGCACAGATAAAATAATAATTGCTACAGGAACATCTGCAGCTTTTACATTAAACACAAGTTTTTCAGAAGATATAATAAATGCAACAGATGGAGGCACGGCCCCTACCAACCCTAAGTTTGTTAAATCTTTTGCTAACCATATGTTTTACGGTGGTATGTCTAATTCTACGCATAGTGTTATATTCTCTGGCCCATTTACCGAAGATGACTTTAACACAAGTGCTGGTGAAATAAAAGTAGGTGACGTAGTTACAGGATTAAAAGTCTTTCGTAACGAACTATTTATATTTTGCCAAAGAAGAATTTATAAAGTGGCAGGAACAAGTTCAAGTAATTTTCAACTTGCCGAAGTAGCAAAGAACGTGGGTTCAATAGCTAACCATTCAATACAGGAGCTAGGTGGTGACATTATATTCTTATCTGCCGATGGTATCAGAACAATTGCTGGTACAACAAGAATTGGTGACGTGGAGCTTGGAACTGTTTCTAAGCAAATCCAAGATAGAATCAATGATATCACTTACGATAATGTTACCTCTTTGGTAATAAGAGACAAGTCTCAGTATCGTATATTTTACCCTCTTGACGATGGTTTTGAAGGTTCACAAAAAGGAATAATTGCAACGATTAAAGTTAATCCTAACTCTCAACAGATGGGTTTTGAGTATGCTGATATAAAGGGATTAAAAGTATCTTCTTGTGATTCTGACTATATAGCCAACGTAGAGACAGTTATACATGGCGGTTACGATGGGTACATATACCAACAAGATTCAGGCAATGTTTGGACAAGGGGTGGATACTCTAGCAACATTGACGCAACATACAGATCTCCAGATATAACAATGGGTGATCCGGGTGTTAGAAAAAACATGCAAAAAGTAAACCTTAACTGGAAACCAGAAGGTGCTGTAGATGCAAGCATGTTTATAAAATATAATTATGATGACATTAACACTCCTCAACCTGCGGTATTTTCTTTAACTACTTCAGGGGGTGGAGCAAATTTTGGATCAGGTTTGTTTGGAACTTCTGCTTACGGACAAGGAGATTTACCAATAACACGACAAGCTGTAGAAGGTTCAGGCTTTGCTGTAGCACTAAAAATAACAGACACAAGTAGCAATATTCCTTTTTCCATAAAAGGTTTTGAATTAGAATTTACACCGGGAGGGAGAAGATAAATGGCTGTTTATACTAGACAGAGCTCAACAGCAATAGTAGACGGGGGTGTTATTGAAGCAGTTGATTTAAACAATGAGTTTGATCAATTAGCTGCAGCATTCCTTGCACCAACATTTGGGGTAGGCACAGCAGGTACAGACATTGTACTGACTTTTGATGGGGAGACCACTGATGGTGTTCTTACATGGATGGAAGATGAGGATTACTTCTTGTTCTCCGATGATTTACTCTTAGCAACCACTGAAAAAATACAATTTAGAGACACTGGTCTGTACATCAACTCTTCTGCCGATGGGCAACTTGACATAGTAGCCGACACAGAAATACAAATAGCTGCCACAACCATAGACATAAACGGTGCCGTTGCTTTAAGTGGTGCTATTACAGGGGCAACTAACATTACTCTATCCGGTGAGTTAGATGCTGCAACATTAGATATATCTGGTAATGCAGACATAGATGGAACATTGGAAGCTGATGCTATAACAATAGGTAGTACAGCCATTGGTTCTATATATAGTGCTATAGCCGGCAGCTCTAACATTGTAACAACTGGTGCTTTGAACTCAGGTTCTATTACTTCAGGTTTTGGAACTGTTGATACAGGAGCATCTACTATTACAACTACAGGGCTTATCTCCGGTGGATCGTTAGATATTGACAACGTACTAATTAATGGAACAACAATAGGTCACACAGACGATACAGATTTAATGACTTTAGCTGATGGTGCATTAACAGTAGCAGGTAACGTAGTTGTAAGTGGAGACCTTACAATAACTGGTGACGATCTTGTTATGGGCACAAACACTGCAGGGCACATACTTGTTGCAGATGGGACTAACTTTAACCCTATAGCTGTTACAGATTTATCAGAAATTGGTACTGCTGCATCTGGTGATCTCTTTTTAGCTGTTGATGCATCTGGTGGTGGCCTTAAAAAAATAACTAGAAGTACTGTTATTGCCGGTACTGGTGCAAGTGGAGATTTAGCTAACGTAGTAGAAGACACATCCCCACAATTAGGTGGCAACTTAGACACTAATTCTCAAAACATATTAATAGACGATGCACATTTTATTGCAGACGAAGGTGGGAATGAACAGATCATATTCCAAACAACTGGCTCTGCTGTAAATCAATTTGAGGTAACTAACTCTGCATCTTCTACAGCTTTCTTGCAAGGACCACTATTAAAGGCAACTGGTGATGATTCTAATATTGATTTAAATTTAATAGCAAAAGGTACAGGAGTAATAGCTGTTAGGGGTAACAGTGCTTCTGGTGCAGTACAGTTGAATTGTGAAAGTAATAGTCATGGGCAAATATTACAAGGACAACCACATTCTGCTGGGGTTACAAACACTATGTTGTTGCCTGCTGGGGCTAACTCAACTCTTGTATCTCTTGTATCAACAGACACATTAACAAACAAAACACTTACAAGTCCTAAGATTAATGAAAATGTAGCTGTAACATCCACAGCAACGGAACTTAACCTTCTTGATGGTGTTACGTCTACAACAGCAGAGTTAAATTCCCTAGCTGGTATTACAGCAGTAGTAGGAGAACTTAACGCATTAGATATAGGTAGCACTGCTGTAGGAACAGCTGTTGCATCTAAAGCAGTTATATTAGATTCAGATAAAGACTATACAGGATTTAGAAATATTACTTTATCTGGAGAATTAGATGCAGGATCATTAGACATTAGTGGTAATGCAGATATTGATGGTACACTAGAAGCTGATGCTATAACAATTGGTGGTACAGCAATAGCTTCTGTATTGAGTCCGATAGCTGGTGGATCAGGCATCGTTACAACAGGTGCTATAAATGCCGGTTCAATTACTTCTGGGTTTGGAACTATTGATACTGGTGCATCTGCAATTACAACTACAGGGCTTATCTCTGGTGGTTCATTAGATATTGATAATGTTTTAATCAACGGAACAACAATAGGGCACACTGATGATACGGATTTAATTACAGTAGCCGATAGCCTATTGACAATAGATGGAGACGTAACCATAACTGGAGCTACTCCAACATTAATAATTGGAGATGCTGGTGCAGAAGATGCAAAGATTGTGTTTGACGGCAATGCTCAAGACTTCTATATAGGACTTGATGATTCTGCTGATGACCTTGTAATAGGAAAAGGTTCTACACTAGGAACAACACCTGCCATATCTATAACAGAAGCTTTAAAAACATCATTTGGTGGAGGGGCTGTAGGAAAAACCTTGACAGACACTTCAAATACAGGTAATGTTACACTAGATTATGATGCCAATCAAAACTTTGTATTGACACTTACCGGAAATACCGTATTAGTAAATCCTACTACAGAAAGTGTGGGACAGTCTGGAGTTATTGTAATTATACAAGACGGAACAGGATCAAGAACTTTGTCCGGAGGTAGTAATTACGAATGGCCAGCAGCAACATTAGGAACAATATCTACAGCTGCTAATGCCGTAGACATAATCCCTTATTTTGTAGATGCTGCTAATTCTATTTTACTTGGAGCACCACAATTAGCATTTGCAACCCCATCTTAGTAACGGAGTAATTAATTTATGGCTGGACCTCTTTCCAATCCTTTTATGTTTAAATCATCTGGTGGTGCTGCTGCTGCGGCTTTTTATCCACACCAAATAGCTAATAGTTTTAGGTGGGATTCAGGTTATTTAAAATTTACTCCCAGTAGTGCAGGTAATAGACAGACATGGACTTTTAGTTGCTGGATGAAACAATCAGGTACTATTCTAAATGATCAAGGTGATATGGCTATATTAAATGCAGGTACATCTGGTCACCATGCCGATAGGTTTAGAATGTATTTTCATACTCAACAATTACGTTCTTCATCAAATGAAGCTAATTATAATGTTAGTGCTAATTTATATCGTGATCCTTCAGCATGGATGCATATAGTATGGAAATTAACAGGGGGTGTTTCTTATCAATATGTTAATGGTGTCTTAATTACAAATGAATCTGTATCAGGAAATGTGGCTATAAATAATGCTGTAGAGCATACTATGGGTGTATATGGAGGTTATGCAACTGCTTCAAGATTTAAAGGTTATCTGGCAGAAGTAGTTTTTATTGATGGAACTGCTCTTAATCCTACTTCATTTGCATCTGAAAAAAATGGGTGCTGGGTTCCAGACGAAATTGATTTAACATTTGGTAGTCAAGGATATCATTTAAATTTTGCAAATGCGTCTGCTCCCGGCAATGATGTAAGTGGTAATAATAATGATTGGACAAATGTATCATTAGCAACACATGACCAAATGCTAGATACTCCTACGTTTGGTTCTGATAGTGGTGGTAATTTTTGTACTCTTAACCCTTTAAGTCCAACCACAAATGGAGCAGTATATACTGAAGGTAATTTAAAAGTTTCTCCTGCTTCCAATTGGTCATCTACAACTTATATAAAAGGAAATATGCATATACCTAAAGATAAAAAGATTTACTTTGAAGCTAGTGACGCAGGAAGTAATGGAGGTTTATTTGCCGTAGGAATAGCAAGAGAAAGTGGAGTTCCAAGTGGTACTAATGTGGGTGGAGCAGGAAGTGTTACCCTATATGATGATAGTAAATATGTTAACGGTACACAAACAAGTTCTTTTATAACACAAGCATCAGCAGGAGATATAGTACAAGTAGCAGTAGATGGAGCAACAGGAAAAGTATGGTTAGGAATTAATAATACTTGGGGTGGTAGTGGAGACCCTGCTGCTGGTTCTAATCAAGCAGGTATTGTAACTAGTTTTGCTACAGAACATTTATTTCCAGTAGTTGCACAAAACTCTGCATCTAATTTAGTTATGAATTTTGGACAAGATTCTAGTTTTGCTGGAGCAAAAACAGCACAAGGAAATGGAGGAGATAATGAAGATTTTACTTATACGCCTCCTACAAATTTTGTAGCTTTATCTACTGCAAATTTAACAGTAGCAGATGCAATAGACCCTGCACAGACTGATGATAATTATCCACAGAAGCTTTTTAATGCTACACTTTACACAGGGACAGGTTCTTCTAATGCAATAACAGGAGTAGGATTTAAGCCTGATTGGAGTTGGATTAAAGAAAGAAATGGTACGTCAGACCATCAAGTTACCGATTCAACAAGAGGTGTTACAAAATTTATAGAAACAAACACAACAGCAAATCAAGCTACAGATACAAATGGATTAACTGCTTTTGGTAGTGATGGTTTTACAGTAGGTTCTTCAGCACATTATAATACTAATAATGATACATATGTTGGTTGGAGCTGGAGAGCCAAGGGTGGCACAACATCTACAAATGATGAGGGAGATGTAGATACTACAATACAAGTTGACCCCTCTACTGGGTTTTCTATAGTACAATATACAGGTTCTTTATCCTCGTCAGGAGCAGTACACCTAGGACATGGTTTATCTAAGGCTCCTTCAGCAGTTATAACTAAAACTACTGGTGGTTCTAATGCTGGTAATTGGTGGTTTCTTTCAGACTCACAAGACAGTTGGAATTATGGAATGAATTTAAATAGTACTGCTGCTCAAACAGATAAATCTGGTAATGGTAGTATGGCTTCCCCTACTAGTACTGTATTTGATGTTAACTACACAGATGGTATGAATGAAACTGGGGATTTAGGTATTGCTTACTGCTTTGCTAACATAGAAGGATATATAAAAGAGGGATCATACGTTGGTAATGCAAATGCAGATGGAACATTT